CGGCCCGCCAGACGGCCTGTCTGGAAAATAACCGTCATGGTCTGGCCGGCGATCAGGCAATCCTCGAAATTGAGGTTGGCGGGGACCGATGAGTCATAGAAGTTGTAGAACGTGACTTCGTTCCCGTCCGTGTCCTTGCCCGGCTCCGTATCGGTCTTACTCACCGTACCGACCCTGGATGGATATATATCGCTGGCATCGTAGCTGTCCTCATTATAAGAGGAAAGGGGCCTGTCCGCGCGAGTGACATACATGCCGTCCTTGTCGGTCTTGTAGCGTCTGCCTTGGTAGGAAAGCTCCTGCGACTTGGGGAGCAGCAAGGTCTGGCTTCCGTAGGCCGAATAATCGATATTCCGCTCGCCACCTTGCACGTAAAGGATCTCAACGGGGAGGTTGTCGCCTTGGTTCGCACGACCTACACCGGGAAGGAATCCGTTACCTTTTCCGTAGGATAGCTTTAGAGGAGCGTCCTTGTAATACTCCACCTTGCGGAGGTTGATAGTTTTGCCCACGATCTCGAACTCCGTGTCGAACTCCTCGGCCAAACGCCCCAATACAGCCCAGCATTTCTCATGGTTGAACGACAACAGTTTCTCCGGGGCCTCGATCACCGTGCCGACCGTCCAGCCGGAGTCATAGAGATTGAGGTTGTCCACCAGCAGCTCCATGAACATCCCCGGCGTGGCCGTCATGACGAACTTGAGCTTGTACGGCTTGTCGGACAACAGCTTGTACTTATATTTTTTCAGGATCTCCTCGTTGCCGCCGAAGGTGACGGTATAGTCGAAGACCCTCGTGCCCTCCTTCTTGAAATCCGAAGGGTACCACAGCGTGTACCTTTCCCCCTGATACTCGATATACGCCCCGGTAGGCAGCTCCACGTGATCCACTAGGGAGTAACGCAGCTCCACCTTCTTCGCTTGCGCTATCGCCCGGTAACGATAGCTGTCATCGTCCACCGGGATGTCAAGCAATACCTCGCCCGTCTTATCATAGATACGCATCTCGAACGGTATTTAAAGGGTGTTCGAGACGCTTTCGGGTATACCCAGCAAGGCACGCACCCTCGTCTTACAATCGCTTCTGTAACGCTCCAGCTCCGCGAACTCCGCCTCGAACTCGGCCATCCTTGCCGTATCCGAACCTAATTTATTGAGGGTGATCGCCTCCACCCTGTCAGCGGAATATCTCGCACGTACGAGCCCGGACACGAACCGCTCGTACGTGGCATCCGCGGCCTCTATCAGCGTGCCGCCATCCTCGCACGTGCCGGTATAGGCGTAAGCCACGCGGGGCTCCGGTTCCGGTTCGCCCCCGTGACCCTCCGGAACGTGGTTCTCCAGGACCTCCTCGTTCAGGTATAACAGGTAATGGTTGTCATCGTATTTTACGAATGTCTTTCTCTCCGTGTAAATCGCTCTTGTCTCCATATATTTAAATGTTTTTTAGCCGACCCGGGAGGATCGGCCAAGAGCGATCCCTACGGGTCAAGTGAACCTGAAAAATTTCTTACCGAACTTGTTGGTGAGCACCTTTATCACGGTATCCACCGGCAAGTCCTCGTGAGAGAAGTCCGTGAGCGCCTGGTCGATCAAGACGGCGGAACCGGTGAAAGCGTAACGCTCCTCGCCTTTCCATCGGAAACGTATGGCGAGGCACTTCTTTGGCGTGCCGTCCTCGTTTCTCTCGATCTTGCTATCCTCGATTTTATAATCAATCAACTCTATGAGTTTATCATCCTCCGGCCCTCGTTTATCCTCCGGTATCCGGGTATCATAAAGTATATCCTCGAATCTCATTTTCCGGTCGGCCGGGAGATCCTCCCACGGACTTTTTTTATTCCTTATCACCTGTCCCAGTCTTTTCCTTGGTGTTTCCATTCCTAATTTATTTAATAGATTACTCGTATCAGCGTGTTGGATGAAGCCTATACGGGAAGAGGCCCTCCTCCTTATCTCCTCGTCCGGCAAACCCTTCTTTCTCAGTCTCGCTATCTGGCGGCAGAGAGCCACCTTGTTACGTTTCCGGACACGGACGTGATCCGGGAAATGCACGTATCCCCCCGTATCGACACCGTCCGTCACGTGCCCGATCTTCCATCTCGGGTTAAGACCGATCCTAAGCTCGTTAGCGTAATAAAGACCGATCCACTCGATGACAAGGTGCAAGAATACGGTGTCCTCATGCAGTATCAGGACATCATCGGCGAGACGGTAACAGAAGTCCAGACGGTTCAGATATCCCTTGAACCTGTCCGAGAGGTATTGGATCCCCTTGGATAACTCCTCCATGTCCTTGTCCGTCTTGGCGGTGGCCATCCTCTCCTCGATATATCTTCTCGTATAATACCCGACCAAGGCCGGGCATTCCCCGACATGGAAGCACCGCTTCAAATCGTGATCGAAAAGATAAAGATAGACAAGCGAGAAGAACTGCGCCAGCTTCGTGCCGGGAAACATACCGGTATCCCCCTCGACGCTGTCAATGATCTCATCAAGCCTTCGCAATAAATGATTATCCTTGATACGTGTCCTGAGCTGGCTTTTCAGTACCGGGTGATTGACGGTCGGATAGAAATGGTGGATATCGCACAGGAGATAGTCGGTGGTACGTTCCGGATATTTTCTCAGGACCTTCCGGATCATCCTCATGTAGGCGTGGGGACCGCGTCCTTTCACCCCTCCGTAGGTATACGCGGAGAAGGATCTCGTAAAATAATCCTCCACCTCATTGAGCATCGCCCAGTGCTGGACATGATCCGGGAAAGGGAGCATCCCGATAAGACGTTTTTTCGGCTCATGGACGGTCATGAAACGATACGGGGAGGTTACGAACGTCCCGTTTTCAAAAGAGTATAGGAGATCGGAAAGGTTCTTTTCCAAGTCCGCCTCGAATTTTGTTATGGCCTTTTTACCATGCTTGTTCTTGCTGGCATGATCAAAAGCCTTAAAATAATTATCCTTCCGGGCTATATTCCCGGAAAAGCCACCTTTTCTCCTCATTCGTGTCTCTAGTGTCTAATAGTGTCTAGTGTCTGCAATTGCCATCGGGTCATGAGCCGTCGGTTAAACCTACCGGGACTATACCTTTAGCCTCGCTTTTTTGTCAAGTGACAAGGTCCCTTCTCCACTTCATATAAAAAATCCTCGTTCGGCATGTTAGGGGCGACGACCAGTACACGCTAGCGTACGAGACCGCATAGCTACCAAAGAGGCACGCTAAGCCGGCAATAGCACCGTAGTCCGCAGGACCACGACGGAACGGACAGCGAAGGCCGGATGTAGCGTTGTCGTTATACCAACCGTCTGCGTAATACGTCTCAGAGCTTCCGCTCGCGACAGTAGGAGCGCTACAAAGATTCTGCATACTCAACTCGGTTATATACTTCCAGCCGGCAGGAGAGTTCGCAGGGACTTTAGCCGCTTTTATCAACCCTTCGATCGAGTTGATATTGAACTCGGAATAAAGGGAAGGGGCAACATAATAATCAGCGCTTCCATCCGCTAGCTTATTCATCAGAGCGCCACGCTCAATCAAGCCTATATGACCGTACAGATTTTTCAAGCCGAAAAAGCAAGGTATATGCATCGTTTGTTTCTTTGTGCCATCCTTTCCTATCACATCGTAATCACTCACGCCGACAGAGTCACCCAACTCGACACCGACAGAAGTCGGCAAAAACGGATAGTAACCAAAATCAGTGTTCCACCATCCACCGGCGTCTGTAACACCGATACCGGTACCACCTTGATACAGACCGTTTGCGTCCTTGCTCGTGTTCAACGCAGACTGAGGGTGACGGGTTCCCATGATGATACGATAGATATAACCTACGACGGTATTCGAGACAAACCAACCGGCTTCCCAACCCTCACCTTTCTTACGGGCGTAAGCCCCAAAAGTAGCCGCTGGCAAATAGGTCGCAACCCTACCCAACAACGTATTATAAGCCGCATCCTTGTTTGAGTCATTATTTCCGCCACGATACCTAGCGTCGTTACTCACGACAGAGACTAACGTATTGGTCGTACGGTCGATCACTCCAGCACCCAAGGCGGACGTACCGCCAGCAGGGATATAATAATTCAAACGACCGGGAATAGGCGTTAGACTGACAGCCTCATAGTAATACGTAGAGTCTACCCACCATGAGTAGTAGTGGGCGTTCCAGCACCACAAGTAATCGCCCATAGATCCATCAAGCGCAGCCGGGGAACCATCCGCAAAGCGATAGTGATTTGTCGGATCAAGTTTCCTCCGACTACGGTCTGTAGATACTAGGTAACAACCCAAACCTAAAATACCGGGTAACTCACGTAAGAAATCGAGATTACCGTACGCTTCTCCGACAGGTGTACTAAGGTTCCTCTTCCAGCGACGTATCGCAATGTGTTTATTAACGATCGATACGGCATCCGCAAACGGGATCTGTACCGACTCTCCCGTATCTTTCGATATACCCTCAATCACATACTTAGACGGGTTATTATAATCCGCCAACGGTAACTGATTAATTGTTACACCATTGTCATAAGCCTGAATAATAGCCCTTAACTTGACCTCTTCTTGTTCTGTTATTGCCATAAAACTAAATGTTAAAAGATTAAACAATTATACTTTTCTTATCCGATTACCGGAAAGTTTTCTCAATACATTACCGGCTTTACGCATTACCGGAGCCGTTACCTCAATCTCTATTGTTTGAGCAAGTGAGGTATTTTGAGCAGGGATAACATGTATTGTCGCCCGGCCTACCTTACGAACGGTCAAGTTTCCGAGAGGATCAATATGCACAGCGTCCCCGGAATAATAAGCCTGTTGAAATATCACATTTGAGAGGACATAAGCAGGAAAAAGACTCACCGCTATTTTTTGAGCGACTGTATTTCCTAAAGTGATACGGCCAACATACCTCAACTCCATTCTTGTAGGCGCTAATAACGCTTGCCTCATCAACGACTGCTCGGCCGCTTTCATTGATGCGATCTGAGCCTTACTCTCCTGTATCACGTTCTCCGCCTCTTCGATAACGGTCTGGGCATCTTCTCCGGCCGCTTGCGCAATTCCGGCCTGCTTACCGGCCTCCAACGCTTTGGTGTTGGCCAAACCTGCGGCAGAGGTCGCATTCCTTGTAGCCTCAATCGCCTTATTTGCCTCCTGCAGGGCTACCCTCGCCGCCTCAGTCGCCTGCGTTCCACGGGCGATACACTTCCACCATGCGGTATCAGTTAACGCATGACCCTTGTTTTCATCTTTTACGGACAAATAACAACTGTCGTCTGTGGTGATAAAATCAAACCGATCGAATGTCGTTCCGGATGCGTAAGAACCCGCATCCGTAAAAGCCACCTTTCCTAATAAAATCTTTGTCATGATCCTATATCTATTAATTATCCAACATTCAAGTAAAGCTCACCTGTGACGCTATCGAACTTTATCAAGTTAGGGCTCACCTCATCGTCAAAGCTCATGTAAAGCCCCATATCTTTCTCATCAATTGTAAAAGTTGGATATAGGACCCCTCCTTTCGCCAATACCCCGGTATCGGTATAGAGCTTTTTCGTCTCGTCCCATTGCCACCAATTCCCATTTTCTCCCATCATAGGAGGATGATCCCCGTACTCTTTCGCCCGGTCGCCCTGAGTCTTAGCAAAATTTCCTTGCGTATTGGCGTAACCGGCTTTCTCGTTCGCCAACCTCGCCGCATCATTGGCCAAACCGGTAGCCGCTACCGTTTCACTCTTTATCTTTTCTAATCCATCATGCGCATTGTTAGCGCTCGTTGCAGCTTTATTGGCGTTATCCGTTGCGGTATTAGCCTTGCCGGTAGCAGTATTGGCGTTATTTGTCGCGGTGATAGCGTTCGCCGTTGCTGTATTGGCCTTAGCCGTAGCCGCCTCCGCTGTGAGTTTTGCCGTATTAGCGTTACTTGCCGCAGTATTGGCCGCTTTCGTTGCGTTTTGGGCGTTAGTGATAGCCGTAAGCATATTCTCGTAGGCCGTTTGAATTGTCCCGAGACTTACCTTAACAGTTGTCTGTACACCGTTAACCAATTTACACCCAATAGTATATAGGCCGGAAAGAGTATCCGCAAGGGTTAACTCACTTATTTTTACTTTCTTAATTGGCATAAATTTTCATATCTATACATGTTTCTCCATCCTCTTCTAAGACAATCAACTCGCCCGCCTCCGACGAGAGCAAATAATCCATAGCGCCAATCCGGAACACGGCAAATACCAAAGTCACGGAAAAGCTAACGATTACATAATCAGAGAGTGCCTTTACTGAAAAATCCTTGCTTGTTTTATAGAAACAAGGATATTCCTCTCCCATATAATCAACGAACATACTCCTCATACCGGATTGTATCAACGACCCGAAAAAGCAGTCGTAGCACTTCCAAAACCTTGTTATATCGGATGCGACAAAACAACCTTTCAGCGTTACATCTTTCGAGGAGAACTTTACTAGATCCGCATCGTACTCGATCCCATCCTCGGTCCGATAGGAGGAGGAAAGAGTTTTTTTATAGCTGGCATTTTAAGAACCTCATCCCGTCCCTCCTCGATGAATATACCGAACCGATCTAAGGAGATCCCATCGATCTCATAGGCGGAAACCGGGATCTCGAGCCCACCTCCGGTCGGAGAACCTATAGCCACCGGAATAACCGGGCGATCAACCGAGAATTGAAGAGAAAAGCCCGTAACATCGTATCCCCGGTAATCCTTTACGTCCTGATTGGAGACAACCCGGACAACCCACGATCTTTTTAATGACTCGATCCGGAGGTTATGCCTCCCGGGAGACGTTACAAACTCAATAAAATCACCGACAAAAGATTGAGCTCCTGAAACGACAAAGGTTATTTCTGCGGTCAAAGCCTCTAAATGAGGATCGGAAAGGTCCGCCTCGATCCCGTCCACCTCGCTCCAATCGTTTTGATCGGGCGCTTTCATAGCCGGGAAACAAAGAATATTATTATAGCCCCCTTTCGAGATAAATACTCCGTATCGCTCCCCCACATTAACGCCATCTATATTACAATTGTAAACCATATTTCAACGTCTTAAATACAATCCATTATCTACTAAATCCTTCATACTGCCATCTACCGAATTGATCGAGTTCTCTATCTTCTCGAGACGGTCCGTATTTTTAGCGATCCGATCCAAAAAGCCCAAAGCCCGTATAATCGCCGCATCAATCTTACCAACACTTATGCTCAACTTATCCGAGTAGATCATAAGCATTCTAATACTTCCTACTATCTCGTCGGCGCTCTCTTGCGATATTGACTCTAACCCCTTAGAGGTAGCGGTCCGATCGTCCTCCTCCTTATCCGTTTTGCTTTTATCATCTTCCGGAGAGAGGGTAATACCGGCTGATCCAAATTGTTCCTCGAGCTTTCTCCATGCGGTTTGAAAATTAGCTCCCAAATTCATGACTCCATCCTTAAACTTTTTTGCGGCTTCGGCAGTCAACTCATATGTAGTATTGCCGTTTGCATCCTTTTTAGCCATTGATTTATAGAGTTCCTCGGTCATCTTTTGAATAGGTTCGATCAGTAAATTGCGCTGTAACATATTCTTTACGACTTTGGCGAGTACGGCATCGACCTTACCGGCAAAGGATCCTAGAGCGTCAATGGTAGGATCTGTAAAAGTGTCTATTATAGCCTGCGATATTTCGGAAAAGTCAAATCCGAGTACCGTATCCTGTACCTGTTGTTTAAATTCCTCCGTTTTATCGGTAGCCTCCGAAAGATCGTCGATATACTTCCGGATCCCTTCCGGGAGGCGGGCGTAAGCTTCCGGGATCAGCTTTAACGAAACGAGTTGCTCGTTAGTCATGCCGTTGAGATCGTTCGTATAGATCCCGAGTTCTCGGAGTTGATCCTTATAGTCTTTCAGCATCTTATTGGCCTTATAGCCGTCGGAGTGGGAGAACATTCCGGCTCCCGCTCTCATTGCCTCCCCGAGTAACGTACGCGAGGCCGCCATCGATTTGGCTAGATCCTCGATCGTCTTTTGAATATTCTTACCAAAAGCCGCCCCTCCTAACTTATCAAGTAAGGAAATTTGAGTATCGATCAGGTCGTTAATAGCGGTCATGTAGTTCTCATACCCCTCTAACATATCCTTATCGATCTCTTTCTTTGCAGTAAAGAGCTTGGTCGCAATATTGACCGCTTGACCGATAGCGGCGTTTATACCTCCGATTAGGCCACCCTCGGCAAATCCTTTCGCTATTCCCTCGACAGCATCGAGCGCCATATCCAAGCCCTCAGACATTCCACCGAAAGATTCTTTCAGTGTACCGGCAATATCGGCGGCCATCTGCATTTTTCCGGTGAATGACTCTCCGAATTTTACCGCTTTCTCCTCTGCGACCTCTTCACTATCCCCGAGTTTCATAAAATGCTTTTGCAAGGCGACAAGCGCCTTTTCATCAACTATTTTACCGATACTCTTTACTTTAGGTTTCGCTAAAGCCTTGTCGTAACCCTCAATAGAGAGTTTTACAAACTCAGCCTCTTTTTTCGATTGATCGTCGGATAATTGCTCGAGAACCTCGAGACGCATAACAGCATATTTTTTCAAGATCTCGATCTTTTCCCGCTCGGCCTCCTCAACGAAATAAGATCCATTATCCTTTAATTGTAGGCGAGACATATCGATATTTTCGGAATAATCTATATTTGAAAGCTCTTTTCGCTTTTTAAGATCCTCCCTCTCTGCATTACGGCGAGCGTTTAAAAACTGAATAAAATCCCCCGTCTCGACCTCTCCGGCCTCTTTAGCCTCTTTGATCCGTTCATTGTAATATTCGTTGATCTCCTGTCTCCTCGCATCATATTCGGAGAGGAAACGAGCCGTAACGTCTTTCTCGATAGCATCGATCTCCTTTGCGCATTCAATCTCGACCTTTGTCGTTTCTTTCAACAATATTTGTTGAGCAATCGCCCTTTGTTCGGCGGCAGTATCCTTTACACTCTTCTTTTGCTCCGAAGTTATACCGGTAGCGGATAATTGCTCCTTTTCCCACTTGTTTATTTCCGCTTTAGTCTTGTTATACTCCTGTTGTAAAAGAGAGAGGCGTTTTTGTTTCCCCTCGTCCATGATAGCTATCCGACCGGCCTCAATTTGTAGCTGGGCTTTGGATAGTTCGTCACCGACTTTTTGCATTGATTTGAGTAGTTTCGCTTGCTTTTTTACGTCGGGCTTATCGTCCTCGGTTTTAGGCTTAACGTCCTCATTCAACTCTTGTATATGCTTAATGAAAGGAGCAAACTGTTTATCGACCAACTTAACAGCGGATTCCATATCGAAAACACTCCGGACATACTCCTCCATATCTTCTCCGAAAACATTTCCGAGTTTGATCTTTCCGGTATATTTACGCTGGATATTGGCGTACGCTTGTTGCCACGCTTGTTGCCAAGAGGAACCGGCCTTTTGGAAATCGTCGGTAGTTGCTTTGATCTCCTCGAGTATCTGATCCGCAAGCCCGGGATTTTTCACATGGGAAATTAGTTCCTTTCTCATAGAGAGGATCGCCCCGGCTTGCGTCTGTACGCTCTCAGTAACAATTTTCTCAGTGGCCGTATTTTTGATTTTTAAGGCGATTTGTTCCTTTAAAGAGGTATTGATCGTTTTATAGGCCGTATTTATATCCTCGAGAGAGCTTTTTTCCGTCAGTAGAGCCGGGAGGTATTTACCGTATTGCTCATTGATCTTTGCGATCAGGGCCCGACGTTCCTCCGTACCCTCACCGGCCCGTTTTGTTGCATCAAACAGGTTAGTAAGTCCTCTCTCCTCCTGCAATACCTGAGCGGTAAAATCAGAAACGGCCTCATTTACTTTTTTCTGCTGCTTTTGAAGATTAGTCTCATACGTGAGGAGCTTGTAAATGCCATATCCAAGGCCAACGACAGCGGCAGTCATAGCGACATAGGGATTCGCTAGCATAGTCCTATTCAAAGCCGCTTGTACAAGCTCTAGCCGCTTTAATCCGGCGGATCTTAGAGCCTCCGAAGCTGTTATGGCCTTACCCGCTAAAACCGACTCGTATTTGATAACGGTTGACGCTTTTTCAACCGCCATACATGCGATCAAACCCGCTTTGTAGGTTCCGTAAACAGCCGTTAACTCAATAAGGATCTCCCCTATCTCCTTGTAATTATCGAGGACAGATCCGGCAATGTCGAGTACGCCTCCAAAAGCATCTTCGTTTTCCTCCCCGATCTCATTATATATCTGAGTTAACCGGTCCTGCAGGTTGGAGATCTTTCCCTCGAATGTTGCGGCGATCTTTGCGTTAGCCCCTGTTACCCCCTCAAGATCACCAAGAGATAACAGATACTCCCGAATAGCGGAAGAAGTATTCTTTACGGTTGTTTGCTGCTCCTTAAAGGTAAAAGTAACTTTATCATTATCTTTACTTGCCCGGATCCCGAACTCCTTTAAACGCTCCATTTCTCCGGTTTGCGCATCGATAATAGCCTCCGCAAGTTGATCGAACCCCTTTCCGGTCGAACTGGCAAGGTCGCCGAGTTTCGTCATTTCGGTATAGGTCGGAACAAAACCTTGATTAGCGAGCTTTACGAAGGATCCCGTTAACTCGTCTACCTGAAACGGTGTAGTAGAGGCAAAATCCTTAATCATGCTCATTGCGGACTCTGCACGTTCCGAGCTTCCTAGCGTATTCTCGAGTACGGCTTGAAAACGCTGGAACTCACCCCGGACTGTTAATATATTCGTCGCTAGATCCTTTAAAGTATCAAAAGTAAAATAGGAACCAACAGCCAACCCCAAAGATTTAAAAGAGGTATCCATACGCCCAGTTTCAGCCACCGTCTTATCAGAAAGCATAATAATACGACGTTCCATGTCCTCTAAAGTCCTCTTAAACTGAGAGTTCTCTATATAAGAATCGAAACTTAACGCTCCGTTATTTACGCTCATATTACACTAACTTTTTTAGATAGGCCTCGAGATCCTCTTTTTTCTCGAAAGTCTGATTAATAACTCTCTTTGCATCATCCTGTCCAGTCTCCGATTGACTGCTCGCTGAACTTTTTGCCGATGGAAAATCCTCAATAAACATTTGTACGTTGATCCACGAAATACCCCAGAGCAAATACTCATAGGTCCAATGAAAATGCGCACAAATCGAGGCTCTCATCCCCCACGGGCTACGCAACCCCTTTATCTTTACTCTTTCTCTATCCGATCTTCCGGATCCCGTGGGGCTGTCGTCCGGACTAGGGCAATCAATCGAATAGAGCCTACAAAATCCGCCGTGTTGGATAAGGTCTTTATTGCAAGAGTTAAATCAAACAAACGTTGCGGAGTAAGTTTCCAAAGAAACCAATTTGTCATATACCGGGAGAATAACCTAATTTTCCATTTCGAATTAAGGAAAGCAATAGCAACAACCCGAGCCATTAACTTTGCATGTTGCCCGGCCAACCTCCTAGCCTCTTTTTCCGGATTCGCTTTTATCTTATCCTCGTCAATATCGATTTGCAAATACAAATCAGTCAGATAATCTAAAGAGCCTAACAACTGTTGGCGGATAGTGACCTTCCAAGTGTGCCGCTTAAAAAACAATCTACCCGGAATTTCAAAATAGAGTCCCCTTGAAAGCAATGTATTGAGCGCCTGCCGTTCAACTTTCTTTTTAATTTCCTCGTCGTCCATGAGAGTAAAAGTTTATGCGGCCCTAGCACAAGATCGGGCCGCTTTGTTTATTACTCGGACACCGGAGCTACCGGAGTCCCTGTCATTTTAATTCTTCCCCCTTTTTTTGGCTTTTTGACGGTAAGAACTATATCCACAAGGAAAATTCCCGTTTTACTGAAAGTACCGTTCATTTTGGCGACCAATGAGGCCCGAGGAACCTCAAACGTACACCCTAGTTGCGGAGTGATCCTTGCCGCTTTCTCAATTACCGGCATCTTTTCCGGAGCTTCCCACACTCCATCTTTCGTTGTGCCTCCAAATACTTTTGCCATCGTCTCCGGACTCGCATTCATAACGGAAAAGTTAATCGTAGTCTTTCCTCTCTTAGAGATAGAAACGACCGGATCATCCTCCTCCTCACAGTAAAAATCCTGAGTTGTAGGATCCTCGTCAACCATCGTACAAGATCCCTCATGCGTTAAACCGAGAGTCTCATACTGACCGGGAGTTCCATCCGCTCCAATATCCGCCAGTTCTATTTTTGTAAGCCCCAAAGCCGTTACGGTAGGGCTAGCTTGTTCTGCCATATCAAATTGATTTAATTTAATTACTAAATACCTAAATCGTGTACCCTCGCCTCGAGACGTATATTCACCTTCCAAACGTCGAGATCCGGCTCCTTAATATCGGTACAGTTGGTGAACCAAACCGAACAGTTCCCGCATAGATATACCTCTTTGAGTAAAGGGAGAGCGATCCTTTGTAATTCCCGCATTCGGGATCTATTAGGCTGTTTTTGATTTTTATTATTAATTCTTACCGGGATCTCCGGAACATAAATATTTACGTTGATAGTTGAACGCTGAACGCTTTCATTAGATAAATCAATAGTACAGACAACAACGTCCTCTAGCTTAGAATCATCCGGTTTTTTAAGCGGATAAATATCTCCCGTTATCGCTTTTTTCAAAGCGGATCCGGAGAGATACTCGCAAATCATATCTACTATTTCGGCTGTCGTAATCATCCGTATTTACGTTTAATTTTATCGTCAATCTGTTTTAGCATGCCCGGGAGTTCTTTCTCTGCCAAGTGCTCGGCCGAGGTGAGGACATCACGGTTATTTGCTTCTACATAAAGCGTGTATTCCATACCGGCAACGACTACGAGGAGAAACCCTCGAGGATACTTTCCGGCGACCTCTTTCGCTAATTTCCGACCCTTCTCTATTCCTTCGTCACCGCCTTTTACTTTCTCGAAATTCTCCCCCATCGGTTTCCCGTTCAAGTAGATCACGTATCCAATACTCGAGCGGAGATTTCCGGTTTGATCCTCAAAACCGATTGTCTTATCGATCTCTCTCGCATGATTTACACATTTCTCACCAAGCCTTTGCAATTGCAAAATGATTGCTCGATTGATAAATTCAATACGCCTTGCCAGGAGTTGTTTTATTTCCTGTCGTGTATATTTTGGAACTATACCCATATCTTACAATTTTGGTTATAAGACTTAAAGCGCTTTACCGTCCCTTCTAGGATCGTCTCCCCATCCTCGGAGACAACCTTTATAGGCGTATCCGGATAGATAGTAGGGCAATCCTCGGGAGTCAATAAGATGGATTGGTAAACATGATTTACCCCATCCGCCCCCGTTATCGTCCTCCCCTTGTCTGAGGGTATCTCGTCACATTCAGAAACCAAGATCCAATTTTCAGACTCAGAGGAGATAAAATCGCCGTTCTCCTTACGTTCGGAGTCTGGCAGATTGTTGATATAAAGTGTATTTTTGTAGGGCATAGTTACCAACGGTCTGAGCAATCATTAATAAAATCACCGGTTGACAAATCACTAACCATATAGTCTAGATCATTGTCGGAAGCGTAAGAACGGATATAGGCGATCAAATCCCCGGAATCTCCAAAAGATTGTGAGGATCCTCCGTCACTTTCCGATTTGATCGTTACACACCCCCGGAGGAGTTTCACGACAATCTTAGCGACTTTGGCTTGATCGACTAAGGCAAACTCCTTTATCGGATCCAAACCGGCAAGGATTAACGCTTTCTCGATAGCAATCTTTGAGACTGTATATCTTAGTAAATCGGCCTTAACTGCTTGATAATTTGTCATAACCGGAGCCTTTTTATTTTTCCCACTTAGTATTCAACGTATCGACTAAGAAGGCCTTACAAGCGTTACCCCATGCGGGGAAAGCGTTCGCCAAACCCTTGGTCGTCTCAACGACCGGATCCTCTTCCGAGAACTTCTTAATCAATACATGAGAACGCTTAACCTTCATTGCTACGCTATCCTTTACCGATTCGTCCGCTAACGGAGCATGGAAAGTATTACCTTGTACGATGTCCGGAGTAAAGACGATAACTCCATCTTCGAAAGGTTCGACAACCGTATCAACACCCTTGATTTGTACAGTTACAAGAGATTCGATGATATGGAACTGGAAAAGCTTGTTTTTAGCCATGACTTTGTTAAAGGCATCAAGATCCGGGATCGTCTCGGTCTCCGTAACTTTAGAGACCCAACCGGCACAAAATTTCTGTACTTCGGCCGTTGCGACAATGTCGTCGAATGTTTCTTGATTACAAAAAGCATGAGCGAGAATGACACCTTTCTTTTTCCCGGCTTTCTTCAACGCCTTGAATTTGGTAATAGGTTTCGCCGTATCTGCATGCCCTCTAAAGGTCACATCTACACCGGAGAGCTGGTCCTCGGGGATACCAAACCGTACGGCCTCCTCCGTAACGATACCCTCGTTATTCTGCGAGTTGAGAATAATCTTGTTAGTCGAAAACGCACGAAGGGCCAACCATTCTATACGACCATTAACGCCATTCCAACAGGCCTCCGGATCGTCGTAGATCCAGTCCATGAGGGCTTTTTGTCCTTCCTCTGTACCGGCGTAATGAACTAATTGATTGTACTCGTTAATATCGGTCTCCTCTTTGTCGTAGGCAACCTCGATCTTTGGAATATCCCCTTGATTACGAGATACAACCCGACGTGTTTTACGAGGAGCTCTCGAGTTAAAAGCCACAACGTCGGCAATCACCGGAACACTAAATTTAGTCCGGAGCTCCTTCCATGTCAGAGTAGGAGTAAATTTCAAAGGGAAAAGAGTCGGCCAATAAAAGGAATTGAGCGTAAACGTATCGACTACCGCTTTCATGTCCTTTTCAGTAAGGCCCTGTATTAATGATTGTTTCATTATCTATTACTTTTTTGCGGATTAAACAAAACGAATCAACGTAAGGAGCTTTTTGATCTCTTCGGAGATGGCGGCATCAATTGCAGCCTCACGGACAGACCCACGAACTACACCGTCGACGAGATGGTTATCTCCTTCTATTACGTCCATAGTAGTACCCGTCAAAAGGACAGGTGAGTATTTGAACTTGACTCCATCGTCACCGGCATTGTCTCCCTCGAACACGACTTCACCTACAGCGATAGCGCCTAAAGCGGTCGGGACCGTGATTGCATCATAACCGGCATTGGACTGATCTATTTTCGTGATAGCATAACCTTTCGATCCGTAAGCGAGAATATCGCCTACTTTGAAATTATGCTTTTTATCCACTTTGATAGACTTATCAGCCTCTCCAACAGCCGTATTAATACGAGCCGTTTTCGTTACATGATATAGTCCGTTGGAATCCTTACCGGCCGGAGTTCCGGCCGAGACACGCTTTTGAGTAAGATCCTTAACCGCAAGGGTAATCCCTCCCGGCACTGTCTCGATCTTATTGTCAAATACAATAATCTGCGGACTCTCTGTTTTAAAATAATTCTGCATTTCGTTTACTTTAACTATTAAACTTACAATTGTTTACCTCCGAGGGAATTGTCTTTTGCTTCGGCTTTTCGACTCTCAATAAAGGCCTGTGTTGCGGTCGAAATACCTTCTTTGTTAACTCCCCCGAGGACGGGTTTTGGAACTTGCGACAGGCCTTTATCTGCTAGTGACTGATTAAAAGCGTCGTATTTCCCCGATAGACTTTCGACAAACGCATCGACCTCGCTGTCGTTAGTGAACTCACGGCCTTCTATTGCAGGTCCGTAAAAATTCGGATCGACTCCTTTGTCTTTCAGTTTACCGAGTAATTTCTCTCCAAAGGCTTTAGAGGCATTTCCTTTTTTGAGAGTCTCGATCTCCTGAGTAAGAGGAGTTGTCGCTTTTTTTACGGCGGCTTCAATCAAAGCCTCCATGTTGGTAGGATCCGGATTCTGAGGATTCGGATTGTTTGGATTATGACCACCCCCGGGTTCAGGATTATTCCCGCCTTTCGTTGTACGCCGGATTACGTCCGCTTCTCCCTGTACAATTTTCAGCCACGGTTCTGCTCCTGAAACCGCCGTTTCGATTTCCTCCTCTTTTGTTGTAGTCGCCCCCAATGTGTTTGCGACCTTCTCGTAAGTCGAATCACTTAACCCCATATTCGCATGGAACTTGTTTTTAAGCGCCGACTTGATTTCTTTTTCGTATGCCATACTTAAACTATTTAGTTTGCAGCAAATGTAGTACTTTTCAGCGTATTGAGTACATTAGACACGATAATATTCGCTTTTATTGCACTACTCGAGGGTTAAATAAAACTAATTAGTTTGCATTTTCTAACATTTATCTGCGTTATTTTGAAAATAGCACCTATATTCGCCGACGTAATTAGAAGTAAAACAGCCGTTAGGCATAAAATTTAATATTATGATCGCAACAACAAAACTTATTGAGTCTTACGAAATCATCAAAAAAGGTTTAGAGGCTGAAATCGAAACAGCAACAAAGGCAATAGGGGAAAATAACCGCCTCCTCGTCGATGCTCCGGAATATCTTAAAGGTAAGATCGAGAAACGACTCGCTTCATTAAGAGAAAAAAGAGGTATAAGAAATGCGAGGCTCGTTTATATAACAGGTTTTATTGAGGATCTCAATAGTCTAAATCAATATCTCGATAGCGAAGCTATTAAAGAGAAGCAAAGCAATAAGAATGAACTTATTACCTTGTCGCTCCAAGAATGCGAGTTTATCGCAGAAGAGATAAGTAAAAATCAGAGAGGAGAAGAATCATTAAGCTCTTACGCTACGTTTGGAGTTGTTTATAATAAAGACTATAAATCACTTCGTCTCGATTATAAAAGAACAGGAGACCAACCAAGCTCATACCCGGAATGTTTCGGAGCAAACATTAATCTCAACAATGAATAAGAACGATCAAAATCTAATCGATAAGGCCTATCGGATCCATTTTACTGAATGGGATATGATCGACGGTCTAATTGATAAAGCCGAGAGCGAAAAAGCCCGAAACAGGCTCAAATCAATCCAACTACAGAAATACCACAGGGAGGAACTCTCCTGTGATTGCTTATAAACAAACAATAACCGGGAGGAATGATCCTCCCACAATCGCAACAACAAATTATGGATAAAATTATCGACAAACTAAAAAAGATCCTCGCCTTGGCGGAACGAGGAGAGCAAGGAGAGGCCATCAACGCCCGTATAAAGCTCGAGAATGAACTCCGGAAACATGGGCTTACAATAGAGGATCTCCGGTCAGAGAACAAGACTTATCGCATATTCCCATATAAAAATAAAGACGAAATGACACTCTTTTTTCAGGTTCTCATATCGGTTTGCGGACGTAAAAGCGAAGAAACGGGAGATTCTCGATATAACTCTAAGAAAAAACAGATATATGTAAATCTTACAGACCTCCAATATATCGAGATACTCAATATGTGGGAGTTTCATAGAAAGCAGCTTAACAAGGAGAAAAAACGTCTCCTCCGGGATCTTATCGAAGCCTATGTAAATAAGCATGATATTTTCGATCCAAATGCCGAACCATCTCAAAAGGACGATATTGATTGGGAAAGAATTGCTCGTATTATGAAACTCGCTAACGGAATGGAGGATATTCATTATCGAAAATCATTAAACAAATAGGAGGATCAATAATGAAAAAGTATCTAATAGAACTACAAGACGAGGGTCAGGATCTTTGCGAACTTACCTGCCTAGTATCCGGGGACTTTTTACAAATCGTTGGTATTTCAGTGGCTTGTTGTAATGCAATAAGGGAGCTATATATTGACAAGTGGATCTATCGGGAAGAGCTCTCTCCCGGCCAACATTTTAATATTATAGACCCCAAACAAAGTTATACAGGATTTGAATGTATCTATCCATTCAAAAGTATAAGAGAGGAGGATCTCTGTATTCTGGAACTTACCGTAACAAAACAATGGTACGAAATGATCTCCTCTGGGATCAAGAAAGAAGAGTATAGAGAAATTAAACAATACTGGCTAAACCGCTTATTTGAACCTTTAGCAAAGAAATACAGGCGCTTACCTGATTTCGCTATCGGCCCGAGTCTAAACTCGACAAAGTACTCGACTATACCGGCATATACTAAAGCTCGACACTTCGACGCAATCCGGTTTACAAATGGCTATGGAGGAAATAGACCTTCTTTTTTGATAGAATACAAAGGGGTTAAGGTCGGAACCGGCCGTAAAGAATGGGGAACTCCGGACGAAAGAGTCTTTATTCTTGAACTAGGAAGGATGCTTGAAAGGAAGAAATCATAATTATGGACAAAGAAAATATTACCTTTATTTTCTATTGTTTTAATTATATATATATATTTGCAAGCGGTAGATATACAATGAAGCCATTGACTAGTATACTATTAATCTTAAACTACAATAAAATTATGATCGAAAAATTTGAACCCAAACATTTTTTCATTGGCAGATGCAATGAAGAAGATAGCTACAATGATAAAGTAATCAAAGTTAATAATTTTATTGGTTATGAAAGAACCATTGTAAACAATAATATAAAAACGGTTTGTTATCAAACAGATAAAACAATAAATTCTACAGTCCTTACATTTGCATGTCTCTCTCTTAGTACAAACAAGAAAGAAGGAGATGATTTTTATGCAAAGTTTGTAGAAACAATATCGAGTGTAATACAATATGGCGTTGATGAAAAAGACGAATTAGAAATAGTCATAAATGAATGGCCAACTTTATATAAGTATATAAAGAATAAACAATTAGTTTATGTTGACTTTTTTGGAGATGGAATTAAAAATTGGTATCTTATATCAGCATATCCAAACGAACTAATTTCTATTGGTATTATGGATTTGTTTTTTGTTTCTAAAGCAGTAAGGTGTAGTCAAGAAAGTTACAACGCAGCTTTTAGATTGTTATACGATGGTTTACAGATATTTAATGAGATTCAAACAAGTACATTAACTTTAGGAAAGTTAAAAGATTATCATTTTTATAAACAATTACTTAACGCATTCGGAAACCTACTGCAAGGATAATAGATTACGATCTTTGTTTTTTTGAATGAAAATCATCATATCAATATTAAAATGTTTTTTGGGGCTTGAAAGGTTATGAATTAAAAGTAAAACAATGAAACAGGAAAGTATTTTTATCGTCACAAAAAATCGGTCTATGGATCCTCCGGTCCTTTACGGCTCTATTAAAGCCATATTCGACGATATAGGAGAAGAGGGGATCGGAGCAACGATCCGTAAAGTTTGGGGCCGTATTGAACCCGGGAACCCTGTTAAAACGGACAAACTAACGATATATAAAACTAGCGTCGTAAGGAGGCGACAAAAAAAATGACTGGAAGAGATCTTTATATCAAGCATTGCGAGATCGAACTTTTATCCAAAGTAGAAGAAAAACGAGAGTATGCCCGAGAGCTTCAAGCCGCATACAGTCATATCGGAGAGGATCTTTATCCCTTACTCGAAAAAGCTGAAATAGAAGGGAAAAAGATCGTTATTAAATATGGAACTGGATGTGATCAAATTTTATCTATTGACTTACAGAAGGGGTAGCTCCCTTCTGTAGCTCTTTTATTTTTCCCAAAAAAGAAGATAAGAAGTTATAACAATTAATATATGAGACTAATATGGATTGATCTAGTCTTGCGTATATATCCAACACTTTACCATTATTATTTTCTTTAAATTCCAAGACAGTTATTTTCATTCTTGCATTATAATGCAAAATACCATGTGTATATTTATTACGATCTTCAACAAACTTATGTAAAGTTTTACGAACATCAGGTAGTGAATATAAATTTTCAAGTTCTTTTTTCCCTTCCAATTCCTTTGATTTCAATATCTCACTCAATAGATCCCTGTGCCCCATAAAATCCATTTTCTCATATACAATTTTGGGAGTACCATCTTCTTTGGTTTTCGCCAGATATTTTTGGGCAACTGGAAGTTTTTTGAGACTATCATTCAATGAAATCAATTCTTGAAACAAACGTTCTCCTAGCCTTGAACATAACCCTAAGGTAACCTCTAAATCAGCAATTATAGGAATAAAATTTCGATCAAATAAATAATTAAAATCAAGTAAAGGTTTGCCAAACCGTATATCAACCCAATCAACAAACGACAATTTCAAAGGTATTTCAAAACCAAGTTTAGTAGTTTGGTTATAAAGGCCCCCGCAATCCGCTTTTGCAAATAAAAGATTTCTATCTTTGCGATCATCCCTAGCTAATATTATAGGACTCTCTAAAGTAAAGTTATTCATAATTTATATATTTATATCAATTTCAACAAAGATAGACATTTTCAACAAAATAAGAGGAGTATCCCCCTCTTATTTAAAACCAACGTCGTTCTTTATATTTTCCAGTCTTAATCTCTTCCTTGATCATATCAACAAGTTTTATCATTTCGTTGTATAAATCCGGAAAAGCCTTTTTCATTATCGGATTGCCGCCATAATAACACTCAAAGCAATGCGAAAGGAACTCCGTTTCAGGCATGTGTTTAGCACTTTTAAAATAGGCCTTTGTATGTCCGTATCCATAGTTTACATTGAGCGACATAAGGGTATCGGCCGCCGAACTGGTATATTCCGCTAAATCCTTCAAAGAGAAACCGGCAATTCGTTTGAGTCTTTCGTCCGAGATCTGGCCGATCCTAAAATATTTCCCCTGTATCGGATCGTACGAGTATTTACCCGACCGAAATTTATCCCACTTGGAAATAACTTTTTCAGCCTTCACGTATCCGGCACTATTTACACCATTTACTTTTTTACGTAAAGCGGATCTCATGCGTTCCATTGTATCTCGGACAGCTTGACTCCGATAATTATACCGTTGAGAGTGTATCAAATGACCCACTTCGTGATATATAATTTGTGATTGGTGTACATTGCTCTCTTTGAAACGAACGCCAAGATCAATATTAACCGTCCCTCCTGACTGATAAGATCCTTTAGGCGAATGTGTAACTTTAGGCGGCGACTCCAATAGATCGTAAAACGTATGATCGATCTTTTGCGGCCATTTCTGAAACTCTGGCGGACACATAGGAGATATATACTCTTTTGGAGTAACAACCGGCTTTACTATCTCTGGATTAACAACCCCTTGAGCCGAGCTCGGAACTTTATTCCGGAGAATAAGCCCCTTTGAGAGATTCCCTTCTTTAAAATTGTCCCGGATCCAGTACGGAGTAGAACTCCATCCTTTAGCCCTATCAGCATTTTCTTTTACCCAATCGTCGAAACCTTCGGGTACATCAGTAATTTTATTTACTGAATCGATTTCATCCGGATACTCACCATCTAGTATCTTATCAAGAAGGCCGTCGATCTCTTTATCGTCCGCCAGTATGGAAACGATATAGCATCGGCAATGAGGATGCCAACCCCGAAAAACAAAGTCTTTTGGATACCTACCGGCTAGGGTGTCGCAAATATCGTTACAGGGATGATTATTCGAGAGCTTGACCTCAAAGCCGACAACGAAAGGGAGAGAGTTCCATCGACTTTGATCGGCGGCTCTATATGCCATATTTGGCTCGGTCCTAGCTACACGCATAGCGTTTTTATAGCTTGATCTATACATACCCCGTCCCGGATGATAGGCCTCGGCCGCTTTCGATAATTGTAAGTTTCCTCTCTTATCCCGGACACGCCGGAAAAGTTTTTCCGGTTTCTGCAGGAAGGAACGGAGGTCACGGGAAAGATGAGCCGCCGACCTCCCCTCTCCGAGAGCCACATCGATCCCTAGTTCGATCTCCGCTTTATATTGGCCGGTACATTTCCAAATACGATCCGAAAGGCCTAACCCGTTTATCTTTCTATTTTGAAACTGATCTAGGGCCTCAAGATTATGATTATAATATCGTTCTAACTGCTTTTTAGAGAGTAACCCCGACTTACTCCAAATCCGGTCAACGAGTAAATCATTTTTCTTTTGAGACTCTTCCCACTCCTGCCGGGTTCCCCGATTTATATAAGCGACGACCTCCCCGGAGATCTTTGTCATGAGCCGGCCGACTCTTTCCTTTGTCTCCGGATAATCATCAAAAGAAAAGATCTTCTCCGGATCGTAGGAGGCGGATCCCGCAAGTTTGGCAAACTCTTCTACGTATTTGTCATATATGCGTGTGACATAGCCTCCGAACTGCGTAGACCGGATCAAATGCTCGAGATAATACTCCCGTTCCGTTTTTCTTTTCTTTGCCATAGGCTATATTACATTCCTTGTCCGAAAACGTCGTAAGTCTGTTCTTTCTCCATCTCTTCGACGATCTGATTATATTCCGCCTCCGGATCATTTGATAGATCGGCGAGCTCGACAGATCTCTTTTGAGAAACAACCGGCCGTCCTCCGTTAGCCGTAACGAGAGTTTCAACCCATTCCTTTTTATCATCGATCATAAACGGAGTGAATTTCGGTTTAATATTAACCTCCTCTGCGCTCTTTTTGAGTGAATTGTTCATTACCCCTATATAAGATCTAACGATCGATAAACGCCGTAGAATCACGTCCTCGAAAGTCTCGATCTTATCGTAACATTTGAGGTGAGCGTCCATGAATAAAAGTTTGAGGGCAACGCCGGATATATTGCCGAGGCCTTTCACCGACTCGAAAGATATATCCGGAGTCTGAGTCAAAGAGTAGATTAAGCGAAGTAATACCTCAAATTCGAACTTAACTCCTTCCGGAGCATGATCCCATGATAGATATTCTGCTTTCGTGTCCTTTTCCCCTTCGATTACCGCTCCGCTCTCCCCTTTCTTAGACCAGCCCTTAACCCGGCCATTTACAAATATTTTGGGTGACGAGTGATAATCATTCGTATCACCGGCATTAGAAAGGGCCTTTTCCAGCCTTTCGATAAGTGGCTGAACGTCTTCCCACTCGGTTTGTTCCTGTGATACATAAACGATCGGGATCTTACCTATTGGGTTTTCGATAGCCTCCCCGATTTGCTCCCATTGACCACCCCCGGCCTTTTCGTAATGAAGGAAATAATCGGCCGTATAGGTGTCAAAATAGGCATGTTCCTTGCCTTGCTCATCGTCCGTATAGTATTGGCGAGAAAAAGCGATCATATCCCCGTGCTCGTCAAAAAGAGGATATAACTCGTCACCCTTTCCCGGAGACCAAATAACCGACCGTAGCTTGTGTCTTGACTCAAACCCGTATTCATTATTCGGGATCGACAATGTAATCGGATACCAATACTCTGCCGCTTCTTTGTAGGAAAAAACAGCCCGGGCCAGGCGACGGTTAAAACTATTAATCTTATTCTTTGTAAAGATCAGATCGATAATTTTAAGGATCTCCTTCGATTTCTTATCCTTTCCGGCTGATAATGTTACCGGGTTTGCAAAAAGGAATGAAACAGCAGAGGACACGATCTTTTTTTGCAAGGCGATAACTGCCCTGTTCACCTCTTCGTAACGAACAGTTATTTTCTCTGTTTTCTTTTCTCCGCCGACAATGATCGTCCGCTCCTCCTTTATTGCCTTATCCGGTCGATAGATCCGGTCATTGATCTTATGTCCGTCCGGATTATATTGAGCGGACAGTTTCTTTACATTGGGAGCGGGCGCACAGTTACGACGACTTTTTAATGTTGTAACCTGTTGAGCTGGTGTTTTACCTTCTAATACTTTTGATAAATCCATAGCTTATATTTTTAATCGAAATAATCTCCGAGGTCGTCTTGTGCTCCGTCCTCTTTGTTGTTATAATAATCTATTGCATAGCATAGTACATCGACATATTCGTCGTGAGGCTTTGCCGGGAAACCGCAAATTTCCTCGATAAACTCATCGGCGAAATAATCGTCGATCACATAAACCCGACCGCATTCGATAGTAGGGGAGGCCGCATTCAAACGTACCTCTTTGCTATCTGTAGGAGTCGGCGTTCTCGTTACATTGATACCAGTATTCCTTTCGATCGACTGGATGACAGACAATCCCGAGGCTTTCGGCTCAATCCGGAGCGTACTATCAGACGTATAACCGTTCTCTAGGATCCATTTAGGTAGCCAAGCGAGTAGATCTGGAAAATCAAGATTGACCTTTTTTCCACAGACAACATAAATATCAAATCCGATCTTACATACACCGATAATACCCGTAGGATCGTTCTCCTCTTTCTCGGTGTAAGCCGTATCACAAAAGAAATGGATCGGCTCGTATTGCCGGAGTCGTTCAAACTCGGCTCTCGAGATTTTGCGAAACCATTCCTTTTTAATGATGTTACCACCGTCAGCCACCGGATTTTGTCCGTATTGGCCGGAATACCCACGGGATCCGAGATCAACCTTTGCCTCGTCGAGAACCTCTCTATTAAGTCGAGCCGAATCCAATAACCCTTCTTTGTAATAATCCCGGAGTTCTACCGGTTTTACGTCTTTGCAATCCTCAGCCGGTAAACAGATATGCCGGATATTTGCCCCCTTCTTTTCTAGCAAATAACCCGTTACGTCTTTTTCATGGAGCCGTTGCATAATCGTTATTGTCGGAGTATTCTTTTTATTGACCTTACGAGAAGAAAGCGTTTTTGTATGCTCGTTAGCGGTCTCTCTCATTGTTGCAGAATAGGCCTGTGCAGGGTTGAGAGGATCGTCGTTAATAATAACATGCGCATGCTTTCCAGTGATAGTTCCACCAGTTGATGTTGTGTATCTTGCCCCTTTTTTTGTATTCTCGTAGTTCTCTTTACCCGACTTATCCCGGCGTAAGGCAACCTCCGGAAACAAACGCCGATATTTATCTGAGGTTATTATATCACGACTCTTAATCGCATGCTCGGTCGATAGGTCTGCCGAATAGGAATTTGTAATAATCCTGATCGTCGGATCTTGCGTCCAAAGCCATGCCGGGAACATAATCGTTACGATCGTCGATTTCGTTGTCCCTGGAGGGATATTGATAATAAGATCATAAGGTTTTTTCTCCCGGTTTATGATATATTTAGCAAGGATTTCAAGCTCTTCACATAAGTACGGGATATGCCAATTATATTCGGGCTCCTCCGGAATTATAACCGACCAAAAAGATTGTACAAACTCAAAAAGGGAAGCAATACAGGCCTCTCTTTCTACTTTTGTAAGCAAACCTAATACATCAGTCGATTTTCCTATCCTTTTCATTTACTCTACTTTCCGGGCTAACTTCAATAACTCGGCCTTTTCTTCCGGTGTTAGTTTATCTATATCTATATCAGAAGAACCGGGAACCAACGGAGAGCCATTCTCGCCGGTTAAGATCCTATGTTCCGGAGCATAAAGCCCAAGAAGTTTAGCCCTTTGTTCCTCGCATTTAAGCATGAGTTCCATATAGCGAGGATCTCCCTCTCCTAGCTCCTGAATCTTTTTCTCCTCACGCATTACGGTAATAATATCGGCCGGGTTATCAGTATCCCCTTTTCCCCTCTTTTTACCGATAGGGACTCCTTTGCGTTTCGTATCGGTCCGGTAGCGATCCTTTCGAGATCGATCCCACTCGAGCCGGGCCTCCTCATAATGCTGCCGATTGCGCTCGAGAAAGAGAGTAACCGCTTGATCCGTCTTATCGAGCCTTTCAGACCGCCACTGTTTGAGGAGCGTTTCTATATCATCATGAACTGTTTTAAGGCTATACGAGCCCAAATCCAGCCGACGGATAACCTCAGACCGTATTTCCCGGAAACTCTTTCCTTTCGAATATAATTCCGAAACGATTACGAGCCGGGCCTCCTTTTGCTTGCGACGTGACTCATAAGCCTGTTGTTTTTCTCCTCCTTGCATATCAATCGATCTTCGATAACCATTGTAAATAAATCTGATGGCTAATATTTGCCATCATTACCGGAAGGACAGACCTCCCCATGACCGTTACGGGTATCTGATCGAGAAAATCATAATCCAACGGGAACGTACAAAGGAGCCGGACCTCCTCCCCGTTGAGCTTTCTCTTTTGGAAAGGATGAACAACCGAGGCCGTAGACAATCCGCTCGAGGACTCCGTTATCGTAAAGCAAGGTTTACCCGGGTGCGGCTTGTGGAGATTAAAAAACCGGCTCGACTTCTCTCCTACTTTCACGTTATCCCATTCCGGACCGATAGCATATTTTTCGATACTGTACTCGGAGTTACTAGGATGGTTCCAATACTTCCGGGTTATATCGAAATTTACCTGAGGGCAAGCGAAAGACATATCAAGCGCCGGGAGATTATAATCTTTCCGTAGTCCAATAATGAAAATACGGTTCCGGATCTGCGGGATCCCCATAGATGCAGCATACAAAAGAAAAACTTGTATTGTGTAATCCGAGGATAACCGGTTTACGACGTTTTTCAAATAAACCTTTGCGTTCCCTTTCGCCAGTCCTGAGACGTTCTCTAAGAGGAATACTTTCGGCCGGAGCTTCTCTATTGTTTCGGCATAAACGTAGACTAGATCGTCCTTAACCTGCTTTTTCCCTTCGTACTCCGAGACCTTTCCCCAAAGTCTTTCCCGGGCTCCGGAGGTAGAAAAGGCAGCACAGGGAGGAGATCCGTCGAGTAGATCCAGTTGATACAATTCAGCCGGGAGGTCCGTCCGTTTGTTGAACTCTCGTATATCCTCCTCGTAAAAATATTTCGGGTGATGATTTGCCCGATACACCCTCGAGTAGTGCTCGGTAAACTCAACCCCTCCGAGGTGATCGTAACCGGCCAACTTGTACCCCATCGTACTACCTCCCCCACATACGAATGTCCCGAACACCTTTTTACCGTGATACGGGACGACGAGAGGATCCGAAAGCCTCCATTCAAGTGGGAATATGTTTTCTGTTACTTTAAACATAAATAGCCTTTGAAATTAAGTGATTGAAAAAATGGCTCAACAATGCGAAAGCCCGCACCGATAAGCATTTCGTTATTATCAGAAGTCTCCAAACAGGTCATTATCTTACGAAGGTCGTACTCTTTAGAGAGGATCTCTTCCGGTGTGAACTGTTTGAGTTTGTTTGAGTAGTTCGAGAAAGTAAAAACCTCCTGAACGAGTCCATTATGAGCGATCTCTTTCTCACAAAAGATAAAAGCCCCATTTCGACCGAGTGAGTCGTATATTTTCCGAAGGAGATCGAACCGTTTATTTACATCGATAAACTGCAAAGTGAAAATCGAATAAATCAGGTTGGACGGCGGTAGACTAAAATTAGGATCCGTAATGTCCTGCCTCCGGAGGTCGAGCCCAGGGAGGAAATTTGTATCGAGCAAGTCGTAACCAATCGCATTACACCCGTATCTCTCCCGGATTGCCTTTACTAGCTTTCCGGAGGTACAACCTAAATCGATCGGAACCGTCCCGGACTTGATAAAAAAAGAGGAGAGATTTACAATCAATGAGTGTAATACCTCATAGCCTGTAATCGATCCGGAAATATGATTGTCAAAATCGCCGATCGTATCAAATGAAAAAGGCCTTACTCGGTTCATAGTCCTAGCAATTTAAGGAGGGCCTCCTCCGGTGTACCGGCAAGCTCAGAGAGTTTCGCCTTTACCCGGTTATAGACACCTTCCGAATACTTCAATTTTAGCGTTACCTCGTCGCTAATATCCCCGACGTTGATCTCCTTGTTTTTCTCCGAGTAATCGCTATCATCGGACCAGACATCGACTCCCCATTCGATAAGATCCTCATTGTCCCACTTATTCGCCAGTTCGTCATTATCCCATTCTCCATATTCGATATTATCCTTTGCGATAAATTCCCGACGCTCCTCCTCGGTTAGATCCGATGCATCCCCGACCTCAACGACAGGATCTTTTTTCCAGTCAAGCCAATACTCGAGTAATGCGTCACGCTCGGATTGAGGTTTATTAATCATTTTCCGGGACTTTTCGATTATATCCCTAATCTCGTTAACGGACATATCCAAAATAGCCATGAGGCCCCGGAAACGCATATTTCCGCCAAGTGCGATTATGTCCTTATCGACAGTAATCGGACGTAACTCCAACATTTTAGGAAATACGACTAAAGAGGAGATCAGTTTATTAAATCGCTCCTCTTTGATTTGCCTCGGATTATCTTCGTTGACACGTATTCTAGTAATGTGCAATTGTTTTGTTTTCATAGGCTTTTCTTTGTTCACAAATGTACAAAATTGAGTCTAATAGACACAATTATAAGTAAAAAAATTACATATTTTCCACCGTTGACCGGATCAGGTCCAACGTTGCACGAGATAAAAGTGTATCCGGCGTTACCCGGAGTAACCTCCAACCGAGGGAGGTCGCCGTATTGTATTTCTCCATATCGCCGAGAAAGCCTATCGGCCGGGTGTGTCTCCCTTGTGTATAGACTCCTCCCTCAACTTCTATAGCGATCTTAACCTCTGGTATTGCATAATCAAAGCGCCATCGGCGAGTAGGAAAAAACCGTAGCTCTTTGACACACTCGAGCCGGAGATCCGATTTAACCAACCTCGTAAAAAGGTCGGCCGTCGGCTCCGGCTTTCTATTACTCGACCTCATCTTTCCTCTGAATATTCATATACTTGACAAAAACTAGAATTTCATTTGAAGTAAGTTCACTCTCGGGATATTGCTTTAAGGCCTCCGAAGGATCGAGCCAATACCGGTTATCTCCATCGACAAAGTACTCGCTGTTATAGCGGGGAACCTTCACGACGTATGTACGAGCATGCCCGTTACGATCTTTCAATAGATCAACGAGAGTTCCGCAAATAGCCTCCTTATCATCTTCCGGTACCTCTCCGGTTCCTTTCCATGCTAGAAAGACGATTGGATCTCCGATCTCGTAATAGGGCCGTACCCGTTTGCAATTGATTACTGCTGTAGCTTCAAGTCGTAACGTCTTGAATACTTCCTGAACTGTTTTACGGTAGTCGCACCGGTTGTTGTCTGCACAATACTTGCAGGATCTTACCATTCCATACATAAGGCATATATTTTTGTTGATAATTTTTTCAAAGCCCCTTTGAAGCCCCTTGATAGCCCCTTGATAGCCCCAACGAAGGACCTAGCAAGCCCCTTTAAAGCCCCTTCGGGTTTATTGAATATCTCATATTTATTCGCCGCCACTAATTGAGGTTGCAAAGGTTTATGGAAGCACATTTGAGACAACCAAACACGCCCATACAATAAGATTAGGAACCTTTCCTTAATCGAGAGTTTCCAACAACTAACGACATGACCGTAAGGCCCATCGTCAAGATAAGCTGGGAGAGGGAGGTACTCCTTTTGTCCCTCTCCAAATACGGTGTTTTGCTCTTTAAATTCAATCGGTTTCATTTTTTTATCGTATTATATATTCGATTCATTACAAGTAAGATATAAGACAAAATATCCGCTATTATCATTAGTAGGGCCTCCGTACGGCTCACCCAACAAAGGATAAAAGCCAATACGGAGAATATAACTAGACAAAAGAGTACTTTAACCTCGCTGTTTTCCATTTTATTAAAGCCTAAAGTGTTAGTTCTATTGCTCTTGCGATACGTTCCTCGTCTGCTAGTTTTTGATCCAAGACAGCGACAGAAAGCCGACAATTTGCATCGTCATTCAGGTTTACGACCTTGCCAATACCCCGACAAAGGTCCTGAGAGAGATCGTCGATAAACTTTAAAGGCTTATCCATACGGAGATATGCCATAGATGGGAGATCCGGGTTAATAGAGCGCAGTTTCCGGATCCGGGCCTTATGAATCTCGACTGATAAACCAATTAAGGCCCGAGCTTGCTCAATACGGGAGATCGCCGTAGATCTTTCGATACGGTTCTTATCGAGGTATTGCTTAATAGACCAAAAGATTTTCTCTATATCGAGATTGATCTCGTCGACGATCCGGCCGACAGACTCCTCGAGGAACTTTGCCTTATCTCCATAGACGGAGTAAGTCATTCTCTCGAAATTCTTCGTAGCATTAATAAGGGCTTTCGTCTTTCCCTTGATGTTTTGCTTAAAGAGTCCGTCCTCCTCCAAACTCTCGGGTAGGTTATAGACTGCGCTAGCTGCGATCTTTATCGAAAAGAGGATATTGTAAATCGAAGCGATTATAAGCGCCCTATGCTCACCAAACACGCTATCGACAGCCTTTTCCCTTGCCTGTACACGTTGTTGATACTCGTCGTAAATATTTACGGCCTCCTGAGCCTTTTCTTTCGCTTTTACGGCTCGTTGCTGTCTCCGGTTAAACTGTACGGAGACTTTGTTCTTCTTTGTTTGTTGTTGCGATTGCATAATTATAACTGATTTATAGTTTGTATTGCTTTGTATATTTCAAATGCGACTTGTGGAACTATCGCATTTCCATAGGCTTTTATTGACTCCTCTCTCCACCTACAAAAGGAGATACCGTCCAATCGGGAGGAAACCCCATCATCTCGGCTACAAATAGGGGGTTGAGTTGGGAAGTCTTCCCAGTCACTCTTCTTACCAAATCCGGCAGAGTTGATCCAAAAGAGGTTTTCTCTCCTCTCATTCTTTTGCCTTCCGCAATTGATATACCTTTCCAATCTCTCGCTTGAGGCGTAGGAAGGAGACTCAAATCCGCAAATACAGTTTTGCCATTTCTGCAAGTTTTCAATCCTTGAGTTTGTACGGTTGGCAATAAACCAAACCCGATCCCTCCTATGAGGCGCACCGACGGAACAAGCCGGAATAACAACCGGCTGGACGGTATATCCTTCACGTTCAAGATCTCTACAGACGGTTTCGATAACGTACTCTTGTTCGAGTATCGTTTCCTTGTCAGACGTTTCAAACAAAGAGGCTTGACTTTCCACTGTAATTTCATTACTGGGTTGTACCATTGAGAGGATTCCAGCAACATTTTCACCGACAACCCAACCCGGTTGTACCTCTCGTATTGCTCGAAGCATTTCCGGCCAGAGATAACGGTCGTCGTCTTTTCCTTTTCGAGATCCTGCGACGCTAAAGGGTTGGCAAGGGAATCCACCTGTGAGTATATCGATCTCTCCTTTCCAACAGGAGAAATCTGTTTTTGTAATATCGTCATACTGTTTTGAATTTGGGAAATGATATTTTAGCACCTTTTGACACCAAGGATTGATCTCACAATGAAAGACGTTTTCCCATCCCATAAATTCGGCCGCCAAATCAAATCCTCCTATACCGGAGAATAGCGATGCATGTCTCATTCCTGTTTATCTTTAATCCCTATCTTTTCTTTAAAACGCCTGATAACGTTCGCTTTATTAGCTCCAACAGGGATCAAGATCCATGTTCCCGGCTTAACCTGAACCGGGACCTTGCTCTCGTCCCTTTTCTTAACCTCTTCAAGCAACCGGAGAGCCTTATCCCGGGCATTAAGCGTTTCCTCTGCGAATATGGCTCCCTCCTTTGCGTTCCGCTCCGGCTTGGATCCAAAACCATACTCGTTGCTCTTATCTTTGGGTTTCCGTGGCATACTTCTTTTCGATATTGGTTAATACTCTGTTCAACATAGCGTAAGCCGTGAGGACTGTATCCGCCGAGACCTCCTTTTCTCCCGACTGCTCAAAATACTGTCTGCCCCCTCCATGAGCGAAATAAAGGTTTCCGTCCTTCTCGGATTGCCAAATATACAGATACCCATTTGCGGGAAAATAGTCTCCGGCGACTATCATTTCTTGATTTCTCCAACTGATACCGTTTTCGAGTGCGATTTTCATTATTTCAGAGGCCCTTTTGTCCCCTCTCTCGAAACGAATCTTTATGTCCTTTAGGAATGAGGTAACAAACTCTTTTCGCTTTTGAACTATCTCGTTTGTTTTCAATGCGTTCATTTCGTGCAAATCGTTCTGATAAATCATTGCGAACCAAAGTTTTTTAGCGGTCTTTACCAACAAGGAGTTAACCCGGTCCTTTTGGACGTATATAGCCCTACAGGTAAGAAGCATGATTATCTCGATCAAGATCCGGAAAAAGGGAGGCATCCAATACGGAGCCCATTTCAGCGAATTAACCGGTCGGAGATTGAGATTTTTTATCTCCTCGTTTGCCGAAGAAAACTTGTTAATAACTTCGGCCTTATTCAGACCGGAAACTCTTCCGAAATTAAAAGTTCTAATTTCCTTTTTTAAGTCGATTGAACTTGTCTCATTTTTTTTATTGTTGCTGCTCATTGTAGTAAATCGTTTATAGTTTTATTTTCTGAAATTAGCCTATTGAATAACCGGATAATAGAGATCCTTTTCGCTTCTGCTACCGCTCGGCTTTTAAAATCGTTTCCAATCCGAAACCGGACAATATCGTCGTATGAATCAATCGCCTGATTTGTGATTTTATCCGACCGTGTTTCTATCCTCTCGTTGGACTTCGTTCCTGTTACTACCCTCTTCGCTTCCTCGTAAATTTCGAGCTTCTCCGAACGTGAGAGATCGATTATCCCTTTATCCTCGAGATAGGCATACAAGAAAGTCGGATCTCCTATCAGGCATTTGCTTTGTCGGAATTTCTCAAAAGTCAAACAAGCGTTACCTCGTCTCCTTCTTTCCAGCGTCTCGGAACTAGGAGCGGATACGGGAGGTAATGCCAAGACTTTTTTTTGTGCTAAGGCCTCTTTTCGCTCCGTTGAGTAGTGATAACTCCGGATCCAGTCCAAAAAGGTAACGACGTTTAGGCCGAAATAATCGCCGTAGTCGCGTTTTACGCCCTTGTCCAAGGAAATACCTATCTCACCTATAGAAAGTCCCGGAAATCGAACGAGAACGGCCTTTGCGAGCTCTCTAGCCATGAATTGTATCTTATCCGGTTCGGTTTCCGTCGATTTAAGGGCAAAAACATAGCCGATTGAGGTAACAAGCTGGTTGTATAGCTCGACGGGCTTCATGTCCTTGACCCGAGGCGTTGAAAGAGCCTCTTTGATTGCCGTTAAATCTTCCATATCGCAAATCAGAGTTTAAATTTTCCGTCGTCCTTCGCCAATGCTCCGGTAATTGTCTCGTTCATCCGGTCGAGATAGCCTTTTGATCCCGGTTGTGCCTTGCTCCCTTTTGTCGGCCCTTTGTTATCCCTCCGTAGCCAATCCCGACACGTAAGGTTTGCGGATTGGTTTTTCTTCGTGAGAGGAGTCCAGTTGTGCATCGCTTTGATCGTGGCGTAAATATCTTCCGGGGAATACTCCGCAAAAAGGCGCTCGTACTCTTTCCGGGTAAAGGGCTCTTTCATCTTTGCGACCCGGGGAGCGTTTTTGTCTATCCACTCCTCAAAGTCCGTAAATGGATCAACCTCCTCGACAGCCTCAACGACTTCGGTGGGAGTTTTTTCCGAATCGGGATCAAGACCAAGATCAGATAAGCCGGAAACAGGCGTTTGACTTTTTTCCTCCTCTCCTTTTTCCCCCATACCCCCTATATTCTCTCCTATAGAGTTAGCTTTATTAAGAGAGAAAGAAGGGAAAGGTTTACCTTTACCTATACCTGTGGGGCTTGCTAGCCCCTTTGTAGCCCCTTCGAAGGGGCTTCTATCCCCCTTTAAAGCCCCTTCGGGTTTTTCTTCTGTTTTTTCTTCATTTTTTCCCTCTATGTAATCGACATCGAATAAGGCTAAAACATCGTCCTTTATCGCTTCGCTCAACAGTTTCAAATCAAACTTATCCGCATACAGTTTCAGACGCTTAATAACGCCCCTATGCGCTTTATTTGCGTGATTTAGTGGGATATTCTTTTGATGCTTAACAAAGTTCTTCAAGAAAACAATTGTTCCGTCGTGGCTATAAATCAAGCCCCTTGCAAGCTCCTTCAAAGCCTCTTGCAAGCCCCTTGTATCTATACCCGTATCAAAAGCGATCTTTCTAGGTGAGATCTCAAAAAATCCCGCAACGTCGCAATTATCACAAATGTACATGAATAGTAATTTTGCGGTAGGACTGAGTTCGATAAACCAACTATCCGACCATTTGCCTGTATCTGTAAAGCGATAAGCCATATCTCTGCATTTTTTTGGGGAGAAAGGCCGAAACCCTCCTCCCGGTTAAATTAGTTTTCTTACCCTGCGACTTTCTCCTCCTTCTCGGCCGGGACCTGACTAGCGTCAAACGGGAAAATATCCATAAGCTGAGTCTCCGTAACGGAGGCGATCCTATAGTCGGCCATCGTGCCTTTCATGCCCTCCTCGAGGACGGCAATAGCCTCTTTCAGCGTGCAAGCCTGGGAGAGCATTTGTGCGGCCGTTCTTTTCTCCGCTCCGCTCTTCTCGTCAAGCGTAATAAAGTAAACTTTAATCTTATAGTAACGGTCTCCGTTTTCGTTAAAAAATATCTCGGAAAGATGGGCTCTTTTTATGTCGGTAACTGTAAATTCACCGGTAATAAATGGGCGAATTTCTTCGATAATTCTTGCCTCTGCTTCTGTAAAAGAAAGTGCATCTACGAGGTAAGGTTCCGTTACTTTTTTTTTGCATTCCGTTTTCGAGCATTTTCTCGAAATTAACGTTACATTGAAACCAATTGTGCATCATTTTATTTGTTTTAATCGGTGTATCTTTTTAATAAATATCGACAATCTTCTATCAAAATTGTATTCATTATTATTCAGCCTTTCTCCGGGAGGTGGCTGGATCTTTTCCTTTAGAATCGAGAGGTAATCCAGGATCGCCTCTCGGTTTTTGTTCGATAACTGATACATACATATAGCCTCTATTTAATCAAGAGGCGGCGTGCCCCTTGAACCTCTTTCGAGTATTCACTATATAAATCCGAATGAGCCGATTTGAAGGCTTTCTCGTCGAACTTCGTACCGGCTTTGGGAGCTTTGTAGGTGGCGAGTACGGACCCGCAAAAATTAAGGGACTCAGCCTCTCCGATCGTAAGTTTAACGGCTTCCTCGATGCGGTCTTTATCATCTTCAAGTTCCTTTATTTTTGCCTTGATCTTTTTAAGGCTTTCGATCTCGTTAGCAAGATCTCCGGGAGCCTCGACAAAAGACCCAATGGTATGAGTCGGATATTTGAGGAGTACATCGTCCGCATTGGATAACGAGGGTTCTTTTCCTCCGAGGATATTGTCGATATAGAACTTTTCTCCCTCCTCCATGAGCCACTCGAAATAATCCGGAACGAGAGCAAGGTCCCGGTAATCAAAAGATCGTCCGGCCGATAGCCATGCAAGAGAACCGTTTTCTCGGGCCATTACGCCCAGTTGATACTGGACTTGGGTAAACCAATACGGCGGGAGGTTATCTCCATCGACGCTCATTTGAGTAGTCTTACATTCGAGGATACCTTTATTATCCCCGGATCTTTTAGCGTCTCTCCAAAACATACGGTCGGGAGATACCCGGGCCCACTCAAAGTTAGGGTGTACATAAATATCCTCTGCGGCGGAACGGTTGATTACTTTACGGCCGCTCTCGTCCTCGTAGAAACGGGCGACAGCATCCTCGAGGTAGTGTCCGGCTTTCATGAAGAAGTTCTCCTCTTTCGGTGGAACCTGTCCTGTTTTTCTTAACCAAAGTTGATAAGGAGTCTCATACGGGTTGAGTCCTACGATCGTAGCGATCTCCGAGGATCCGATCCCCGACTTTCTGTTTTCTAACCATTGATCGTGCGATACGTTCTCGATCTTAATCGGTTTTGCGGTTGCTAGATATTTCATAATTGTATCCTCCTAATTATTTGTTATTAATCGTTCAAGTAAATTCTCTTTCATAGCCTCCACGACTAGCGGTCTGAAAGGTTGCTCTTTGTTCTCCAATGCGGAGCGGAGCCCGCTCTTTAATACCTCGCCATAGCCATTTATAGCGACAATACTAGATACCTCGTTTTTTTCACCGTTATCAGTGTTTTCAACTGCGATAACGATAACTCCAACCTCTTTGCTCCCTACCGGAACGAGGTCTAATAATTCTTTTGCCTTTTGACGGGCCACTTTCAAAAACTCCGATAATTCGGGAGTTTGTTCATTCTGATTTACTTTGTTTGTATCCATAATTTGTTGTTGCGATTAGGCCCCGGGAGATTGTCCCGGGACACGGTTGGTATTTATTTTTTAGTTACTGATCTTTTGGAGGCGGTAGTTGCTTTTTGAGCCGCTGTTTGATCCGTATCGGTAGATGAAGCGCCATTCGTTCCGGATGCTTCCGCTTTATTCTTCAATTGCTCCGCATAGGCGGCAGAGTCGTTCTTTTTAGCCTTGAACGTTTCCTGTATCGTCGTAGTCCCCTCTTTGATCGCCGTACAAGTCGCACGGAGGGTAAGGAGTTTCTCTGCGTCGATACTCTCGACACAATCGGCCTCGATATATTGGAGGATCTCGTCCAACGAAACGCCTCGGGCCTCGAACCACTTGATCGTAGACTGTCGTTTCATTTCGTGATTGTTGGCCTCCCCGAGAGCAACCTGTTTGATCTCCTCGATCACCTTCTTTGTATAGGCCTTTGGTATGACCTTAAAGATTGCGTTACGGAAAGCGATCGCACTTGCGGCGTTGCCGGTAACGACTTGCATATCCTCGGAGAAAGTCTGCCCTTGCTTGTTGGTGATCCGGCGCTTTACCTCGGTACATACAGCAACGTTTGTTTCGAGATCGTGACAAACACCCTGAGCCGTGATAGTTTTCCCGTCATTCCCGATAATACGAGTCTGAACACGAAGGTTTCCCCAACTGGATGCAAAAATCTCCGCTAGACGAACGGAAAGCCCCTCGATCAATGAGGCATCGTTACCATAACCTCTTTTAAGAGCGTAGAAACAATCCTCGGCCGTTTCCTCGTCCATAGTAGCGAGGGCCCGGATATTACCCAATACCTTTTTGAGATCTCTCGGATACTGTTTAGCCGTTGCGATCTGAATGTCGATCTCTGATCTGTTTAATTCGGACAAGGCGCCCGTTTGTAATACTTCTAGTTCCATGCTGTTTCTTGTTATGCCTTTCGGCCGTTGTTAAATATGATATTCTGTTGTTAGCTATCGAAAGCGCCTCTATCTCCAACCGGGAGATTCGGCATTTCGACGTATTATTCCCATCCTTTCGGACGGTTAGGAGCCCCTCCTCGATCCATCGCTTTACGACTCCCTCTCCGTAGACTCGATAGGCTTCTCGTTTAGAAATAGTAGGAGATAAATCCCCTTTTGCAACCAATGTAGATGTTACCGCAATCTGAGCAGTATCATGCAAAAGGTTCTTTAGTTCGTACAAGTCGATCATCATTTACTAATTTTTAGCCCATCGAGATGCGAGAATGAAGAGTAAAAGATACCCAACCAGAAGAGCGATAATCCCTAAAGGATCCGGAGCAAAGTTCAAACACCCACATAGCACGATAACGATTAAAAGAATACGATCTATTAAATCAAATTTTGTTGTTGCGATTGGCATAGCTTGA